AGGCTCCTGATAATAACCCTAAAATATATAGGGATATTTCGTAATTTTTACCAGACTCAATGTCCATAAACAAGATTGCCGACATCATTCCAAATGTGAGAAATACGATTAAAATGGCTAGGCACGGTACTATGATTTTATTTACCATCGGGGCAAATTCTGAGTTAGCGATTTTCATTTCTCGCTCTCTTGCACTTGCAGTATTTGCGTGGTCAGCCGATAGCCTTGCTAACTCTCCCGATTGTTCCATTTGTTTTAATTCTTTTAAAGCCTTTTGTTTGGCTTCGGGATCAGGGATTAATTTATCAATTAATTTTTCACCGACAGGTAGTAAACTTCCAATTAAATTTAACATTAGCTAGTTCCTCTATGCTTTGTAAACTCTCTTCATTAACTTGCACCCCTTTTGTTTTTCAAACTCAATCCAAGTAAACCTTTCAAAACCGTTTTGACATTGATAAACACACATCCCATCTCCAAAACTACTTAACCTACAATAATATTAATTGATCGTACACCTCACGCTTACGTTTTTCTTTAATTAATCTTCTTTGTCTAATAAACTCTTTGTAACCGTTAATCCCTAAATGATTCAAAGCTCCTACATAAAACATACTTTTTATTTCACGTTCTTGCTCTTCTATTTTTCTTTTAGCTACTAAGGTGTCAAAAGCTGCTGCTGTCTCTGACTTACTATATACAATTTTTTTAAAGATAGAAGGTTTGGATTCCTCCTGTGACATCCATTCTTGCAAATCACTAATGTGTCCCGCCCACTTAGATAAAGATTGATATACTGCATCAGCTTCATCTGCTGCTTTAGCAACCTTTTTTACTACTGTAAAAGCAGTATTTGCTGCTGCTAAAAGTGTGAGAGGGTCCATATGTTATCAAGGAGTAGTTAATACCCACCCAGTAGAATTATCAGCCTGATAAGCCGACTCGTCCCATGAATAATATTTTCCTGCGGTTGCTTCTTCATCAGTTAAAGTAGGCTTTGTAATAGGCGGACTCCAATCTTTAGTAGAAGAATTTAATGTTGACCAACTAGGATAAGGTTGAGGTCTAATAAAAGCATCAAGACTAGAATTATAAGTGTATCCTTTTGCTGCTGCTCTAGTTCTGAAACTATGGGTTTTGCTTGATTCAACCCAGTTAGTATGATTACCAAAAGTAGTTTTATACCAAGCAATAGCTAGTGACTCTTGATAATCTCCATTTTCATCTAAAGCATTATTTGCATTAAAAACGCCCACTCGCATTACCACATTATTTTCATCAAGTTGTGCGAAATGTTTACGATCTTTTGCTTCCATTAATTATCCTCATTAAGGTATTGTCAAAATATAAACAACACCATCACCACCCGCTCCACTTACATTTCCAAATTGCGCTCCAGCACCAGCATAGTTAGCAGCAGCACCTCCACCTCCACCACCTCCTAAACCATCTGTTGCAGCTTTACCAGCCATTTCAGTTGCATTAGCACCATCCTTATTAAACCCACCATTTCCACCACCTCCAGTACCACCTACTTTTTCAGAATCAGCACCTGTACCTCCAGCACCTCCACCAGAAAATTCTATAGTATTTCCACCGGGATCAGTAATATCACTAGTTGCTCCATCCCCTCCAAAACCTTGTCCATCTGTATTTCCCGCTTCTCCTCGACCACCACCGCCACCTCCAATAGTGCTTGATCCTCCCCCTCCACCTTGACCTATTACTTGTCCAGCAGCTTCTCCAGTACCAGCCACTGCATTACCACCACCTATAGCATGATAACCACCACCTCCACCACCAGAAGCTCCATTTGCTCCAGCTTCTTCCTCTCCACCTCCAGTTCCTCCACCACCTCCACCAGAAACACTTACAAGCAAAGTTCCACCAGAAGATATAGAAGTATGACTTCCATTTGATCCACTAGTACCATCATCACCACCACCTGTGCTAGTAGTTCCAGCAGCACCACCTCCAACTGCGATATTAAAGGTAGTGCCGGGAACAACACCTGTAGTAACTGCGGAAAAAAATCCTCCAGCACCTCCACCACCTCCGTGATTTCCTCCACCTGATCCACCCCCACCAATTACAAGGTAACGAAAAGAGGTCACTCCAGCAGGCACTGTAAATGTTCCATCAGCACTGAAAGCAAATAGTTCTGCTACACCGCCACCAGAAGCAGCAAAGTTAGTTAGTAAAAGTTGATGCATTCCTGTCATAATTTAAGTCCCTGTCACATATGCGTGTTGAGCCGAAACAAATAAAACTGATGCTATTTTATTTGCACCTAAAGTAATTGTTGCTGTGGCTGATGCTTCTCCGACTTTGAACATAGAAGTAATGTTTGAAGAAATAGTTGCTGATGCTCCAGCACACACCACACTAAATATATCACCAGTATCAAATGTTCCAGAGGCTGTTGGAATTACAACTGTCTGGTCAGCAGACGTTAAAAATATAAAGTTACCTGTATCAGTTTGAGCCGCAGAGATTGTTGTGGTTGCAACTGTTCGTGACTTAGGGATATCTCTTAAATCTCCATCTAAATCAAAATAAGTTTTATTAGTTATAGTTGCTGTTCCAGCTTCAGATACCAACGTAGAGTTTGCACCTTTCGGTAACAACATGGTGTTTGTTACCCCTGCTGAATGTTCTTGTGATTTTATTGTTTGACCATGAGAGTTACTTCTACAATTAAGTTTAAGTTCAGCATCTGTAGACCCACCACCTTTTATTTCTACAATTTGTGTAGTGGGATCAATTACTATATTTCCTACTTCATTGTTTATTTCTCCTTCAACTCCAAGAGTAGAAGATACAGATACAGCACCTTTAACATTTAATGTTCCTTGTGCTGAAGTATTACCTTGTATGTGAAAAGTACCACCAACTGAAGCGTTACCTACTACACCTAAATTACCTGTGCTATTTGCTGTAGCAAAAGTAAAAGTACCTGTAACAGAAGCATCATTAGTTATTCCTAATGTAGCTCCTACAGAAACAGCACCTATTACACTTAAAGTACCCTCGGAAGAAACATTTCCTTTAACACCTAAAGTAGAACCAGCAGAAACAGCACCTTTTATGTTTAAAGTAGAGGCTCCTGATATACCAGAAGTTATTGTAAGCGTTTTAGCAACCGAAACATTGCCTAAAGTAGTTATATTGGCTGTTGTGCCTACAGTTAAATTACCATCCGCATCTAAAATAACAGCCTTGTCGGCTACGTAAGTAGCAAATACGTCTTTTGTCCCTGCTTGAAAGTCTACTCTATGAATGGTTCCTGAGGAGGTATGACTAGAACTAAATACAGTTGTTCTTTCTAAAACATTAGCTGAAACTGTGCCTAAACCTACCTCAAATGCTGATCCATCTGATGCGGCATAATAACAAGTATTAGAACTGCCCACACCAGCAGAAAAAGATGTAAACCCTAAGGAGGCTCCACCTAAAGTAAAATTAGCTGACCCAGTTGTTGTTGATAATTCTTTTACTCTATCTGCTTGAATAAGAGCCATTTTATTCTCCTATTAAGCTAGTCTGATTATCGCATTACTAGCATCTGCTGTTGGGAAAACAATAGCGAAAGTTCCAGATGATGAGGTTTTATCAGAACCAAAATCTAAAACTACCACCGCTTTATTACTTTGTGAAGAATTATAAATTAAAGCCCCACGAGCTGTAATAGAAGATGATGTCCAAGAGATATCAGCAAAATCTGTAAAAGCAGTTGTGCCACTGGTCGTAGGAGTTGTAGCAGTTAATGTTTTACCACCACTATCATATCCGGTACCTGACGTTTCGTTACCAGTAGAAAATGCAGTTGTACCTGCACCTAAAGAAGCAGAACTTGTAAATAATGCTACCTTAAATGTATTGCCTGATGAGTTTGTAAAATTATGTGTACCTACTAAAAGTTCTTGTTTAAAGCTAGTACACATAGCTTGTGAGATTGCCATTTCAAATTCTCCTTAAAATATTTGCTACATCATCATGTCCACCATTAACGCAAACTGCAATACATCTATTACGTTCTTCTGTTACGGCTTGTTCCATGTGACTTTGTATAACATCTTTTAATTGTTCCTTAAAATGCTTAGCCTGTTCTTTAATAGCAGGTGGAGCAGAATCAGCAACAGATATAATTTTAAACGTACATATCTCAGCGTAATCTTCTACACTCAAACCACCATTCATGCTAGTTCGTACCATGGGGTTTTTTATATCCCCTGTTTTCATACTAAACATATTTTACTCCACTTTTAATCTAACTTGATGACTTCTAAACGTATCCTGCCTATTCTTACCTTCACTTAAAACTTTAAGTCCTGATAACGCCTCATTATATCTTTGTGTGTATGCAGCAAAAACATCTGCTTCTCCCTTCATAAACATTTGAGCCTCTAATAACGCTCCATATAATAAAGCAGAATCGTAGTTGGTACCCAACCATGTTGTAGTTGCTGTTACTATTGATTCCGGATAGAAGAAATAATATAACTCGACTTCATACGCTGCATCAGGAGTAGGTCCAACTATAAATGAAGTATCGTTAAATAAAGCGTAATGTGTTGGTTTACCTGAGGTTGATGGGTTAGGAAAAGATTCCCTAATAAAGTTAACATCCTTATTTAATAGATAACTATATCTACCAGTAGTAGGATCAATTACAGCTAGAGAAAAATTAGCTAACCAATCTGTGGGTACTGCTAAAAATTTATTATTTAAAGTAAGGTTACCTGTCACACTTCTTCTTAAGTCTAATATCTGCACAGAATTATATATTTTTTGTTCTGCTAAACTAATAAACCTATTTATTTGTTCTGTGCTAGTTAAATCAACTGACGAACCAGTAGAGTCAGTAAAAGACGTTGTGGGAAAATCATTCTCACAATACCCTTTAATTGTTTCATAGAGTTCGGAGTAATTCACTAAGCTAACCTTTTAGAAGAGTTAGTGCCTTTTGTAGCGGCTCCTGTACCTCTTGTTTTAACAGTTTGTGTTTTTGGTATATCGTTAGGATACCCATCAACATTAGGTGTAGGAACTTGTGTTGGTTGTTTAGATGGCATTGTAATTTTCATAAAATTCCCTAAGTAATAGTAACTGTGACTGTTCCGACAACTCCAGAACCTAATAGTTTGTTATCTGTGTCTAGATTGTATAAATTGCTAAACCCGACAGGATTATACCCAAATTGATAATCTCTAGATTCCGATTCTGCAAATCTAGTTGGGTCAGGTCTTGGATTTCTCAAAGCCTGTGGATCATCTACAGGATATAAACCTAATCTTAACTGTGGATGATCCTTCTCATAACAAGTAGGACACACTAATATATTAATCCTATTTCCCTTAATAACAAGGGCTTTCAGTTGTTTTAGCTTATACCGAAACCCACATCTATCGCACTCAGCAATTGCGTGTTTTCCAGAAGCAAAACGATTAGACATTTATCCCCCTAAATAAAATTCTCTAGGAACAAATCTAATAGCCGCTTTCTCTCTATCCTCTCCAGAGGCAAAAGACCATTGTTCCTCGTAAGCAAGTTTTAACATATCTATCCTAGTTACAGCATCTGGTATTTTTAAAGATAGATAGTATGCAAGACCAGCAACCATACATGGTATTAATCTAAATGGTATATCTTGAGTATTTACACCATCCCCGGCATCTTGTATTCTTCTCATTCTCCAATACACAAAAGTATAAGTAGTTGAAGAATCAGGTGCAGGAAATAAATGCAGTCTGGGACTTTGTACTTCTGTTGGCGTAGTAGCTCCTGATCTTCTATCTACCCAAACTTGTATAGGTCTACCAGTATTATTTTTATTTGGTATAGCCGCATAAGTAGACACACTTATTCTACTTACGGTTAAATCTTGTTGATTTGCACCAGAGCCTGTTCTTATAACATGGTCTAGTAGGTCAATAGTGTCTATCGGTAAATCATACTCTATGGTACCCGGGGTTAAAGTTACAGACCCCTCTTCAATAGTCCATAAATTAATACCTCGATTAGCCCACTCAATAGTTAATAGATTTAATGATCTTCTGGCTGTAGCTAAATCATATCCTGTTCTTAACTCAGCGCCACAACGAGCATATGCTTCTTCAGCAATATCGTTTAAATTTACATTAAAATTAGTTGTGCCTGATGTAGTAGCCATTTATGCCTTTACACTATTTATATATTTTCTATAAACTCCAGCAGCAGATTTTTTACCCATAACCTTGGCTCTTTGCTCCATAGCTATAGCCGCTTGGATTTTATGAGCTTTTGATCTACCACTACTCTTAATCTTACTAACACTTTTTACTGCATCTTCTTTTGTTGCAAACTTCAGTCCCTTTATTGTACCTTTAGGGTTCTCATCCGTATATAGGTCAGAATGTTTCTTAGACCTTGCGGGTTGTCCTTTTTTTCTTGGTATTCTTGGATTTGACAATGGTTTTGACATTAGTTGGTTTACCTCCCGGATTACCCGCTGCTCTTTTACGTTGAACTGCTGATTTCTTTTGCGCTGTAGTCATGGCTTTAGCTTTAGCCCTTGGCACACATTTAGGATAAGCACGTTTACTATCTTTGGTAGACTTCCTACCACAAGCTTGATACTTACCCTTCTTTTTAGGCGCACCAATATCTACCCAATCTCCCTTAGAACCTTTACCAAACCATTCTTTAAGAGACATTATGAATAGCCCCCACCTCTCTTCTTGTAAGTCTTAACCAACCAAGCATTTGCGTAAGCACTAGGGTACACATCAAATTTACGCTTTGCTTCAGCTTTTACACGAGAGTATAAAGAAGGATTAGTGGGTTTGGAACCAGACTTTTTCTTAGTGGTTTTTTTCTTTTTAATAGCCATTATCTAGCCCTTTTACGTCTAGCCATTCCCCCTACATGACCACCCATACTCATTTTCTTAATAGCGCCACCTTTAGCCATCTTTACAGCACCGCCTTTAGACATCTTTACAGCACCGCCTTTAGACATTTTCTTAATAGCGCCACCTTTAGCCATCTTTACAGCGCCACCCTTAGACATTTTTACAGCTCCGCCTTTAGATTTCATTACAGTACCTCCTTTTGACATAAATCCCATTTTATTTCTAACTTCTGTAGGCAACTTTTTTAAACCTTTATTACCTGCAGGTGCGCTCTTTAATTGTTTATTCATTTGACTCCTCGATATTGTCATGGTTTATACAAATTATTAAAAGTTTCCTCTGGGTCCATATAACTATCGTCTTGCTCTGCACAATGTGTAAACTGTGAGGGTTTAAAATCTGGTGCGCCTTCCCCAGTAACCCATAACGCAGGGCTTGTTACCCTGATTCTATTATTAGGTAACGCTACTACATTCCCTTTCCATTGTCCATCTGTTAGCACCATAACATGACTCTGCTTGTGTTGGGCTGGACAGTCTGCGATTTCGCTTTCGGTGTAGTCCACAGTGAAGAGATATCTCGCTGTGTGAAACTCTCCTGCGATTTTTGCAAGCCATGGACTTGGTTTACATCTTTCGAGAGATATGATTGAGTGCGTGTGTGATGGGCAGTCCCATGGTTGTGCGAGGTGTGTTTCCATCCGTTCTGGAAATTCGTCACCCGGTATGTCTCCAACCAATGCAGTGATGGGCATCCTTGCCCACATTGCTCCACCGTGCGGGTTAGTTTCTCCGTCTGCTTCGCATCCTGTAAAGATGATTTGGAAACTGAGGCAGCGATCTGGCATGGTTGTAACAGCCACTGCCAATCCGTGTATAAACTCCCCGTGATACTTTTGATGCCCATTTGTAAACTCTTTTCTAATCCAAACTTTCGTATAAGGAATATTACTTATAAGGTACGCCATTAAACAAATCTTCCTTTTGTTTTACCTTTCTTAGCTATACCGTCAATTTTATTTTTTGCAGCTTTTCTTACAGAACCGCCTTTAGATTTCACATACCCACCGCCTTTTTTCTTATCTTTTTCAGCCGGTCCACTTTGAGTACCTTTTTTACCTTTTATTTTCTTAGATACATTTTTAGGTTTATCTTTAGTTGCTGCTTTCATTTGTTTAAGGTGATAATCAGGAGCTGACGTATCTCCAGACATTGCCTCATCCATACGTTTTTTATAATTAGGTTCACTTTGAGTAGCCATTATACTAACCTCCCTTTTGTTTTACCTTTTTTAGCTATACCATCACCTCTAAATTTTTTGATTGTTTTTTTCTTAGCCTTTACTGATCCCCCGGCTTTCATACCTTTTATTTTAGAGATTTTTCTTTTTGTTAATCTACTGATGGTATCAGAATCTTTTCTATCCACAGCGCTTTTAAGTCTATCTTCTTCAGAAACACTTTTTCCACCGGGTGTACCTGCCATACCAGAAGATTTGCCGCCCTCAACATCTTTACCAAGAATATTTTTCCCTGTGTCTGACGTTTGAGTGCGTATTCTACCAGAGCCTTTTAAATCATCTAGATCAATATTTTTAGCACTACCCAACTTCATGTCTTTTCTAGCACTTTTTCTAGCACTTTTAATATCATCTTTTGTTTGAGTTGTAAATTTTTTTCCGTCAAAAGAAAATGTTTTTTTGCCAGATTTTCTAGCATCTGCAAAGGCTTGTTTAAACGTCTTTGGTTTTACATTTCTTGTACTTTTATCCTTAAATCCCGAAAAAGATGCGTAGCTACTTGTTGCCATTTTACTTCTCCCAAAAAAATTGTTGTACTGTAAGTACAAAAGCGGCAACAGCACCTCCGGCACCCGCTGCCCACATTAAAGTTCTCCA